GCGCTTGGAGTTTCGTGGATCGAAGAAATAGTTTTCCACGTATGAGATAGTCCATTTGAGCTTGTTAATATTGTTCCATTTTCTCCAAAAGCTATGTAAGCTGGATTTACGGATCCAGAATAGTTGCTCATGTATACTTTTTGTAATGGATTATAGGATTTTGTATATACGTGTTTGTGCGCTATATTGGATGGTAAGCTGGTTTTAGAGCCAAGACCCAACCATATTTGAGAATATTGCGTATAACGTTTAAACGTCCCGTCTCCATATGCATAAAACAAAGAACCTAAATTATTTGTCTGAAATGGAGGACTATAGAAACTGCTACTGTATATGTCGGTTTCTATACTTATGTTATCAAGTGCGGTGCCAAAATATTTTTCTAATTTCTTAAATTTAGATTGAAAAGGATATTGGTATAGCCAGATTGGATTTGCAAAAGAATTAACTGGAACCGTCAATCTATTATTGTTTAACGCATTTGGTACAGGAATATTTGTTCCTTGAGCCGTTAAAAATATATGTGCGCTATCTTCAGTTAAGCTTGTTCGATTTAACTTCGGCGCCGCATCTAAGCTTGCAGAAAATATCTGCTTCCAGCTTGAAGTGGTTTGTAAATATGGAATTAACTGACTATTTGCTTTTACAATACTTACAGGAGATGGAGTTAATGAATTGTATATTAGTTCATTAACACTAAACAATTTAACGTTTCCGTTTTGTGATTTTGAAGGTATATAATCTCCAAAAAGATAGCCAAATTGTTCAGATCTGCTTATGTCTTTTTGATAAAAAGACGAAGAAACAATTCCAGTTGTCTTAAGAGCTATAGTGCTCCGGGCTGTTGAATAGCTGTTTTCTTTTATAGAACCGTAGAATATCCTATCCGTATAGGAACCGGAATAGCTAACATAAGTCTCGGTTTCAAATTGATCAAATATAGGCATATTATTCTATAACCTCATGTATTCCATTTGAGGACAAAAGCTGATTAGTGCCATCGTTATACTCTTTGTTTTCTTTTATGTAGCTACCATATAAGGTAATTTGATAGCGATTTTCATCTGTATCCGGACCAAATGTCAATGTGGATTCAGCTACTGGTGTTGCAACATATGTTGTAGTATATTGAACTGGATTAATACTTACAGGCGCTTGGCAGCCAATTATCAAATGATCGGTTGGATATAAAATATATGGATTTACTTTATATTTTTCATCAACAAAATTGAATGATGTACGTGGAGAAGTTAAAGCTTTAACAACACTAGTGTAAGCAGGTTCCAGATTGGTTCCAACAAACAGGTCGTTGACTAACCCTTGTGTAGAAAGTTGTGTTAAATTCAATCCAGTCCTTGAACCATCGTAACCAATGTAAGTTGAATCAGTAGTTATTGCCGAACCATTGTATCTTGTTACGATACTATTTCCACCAATTACATTGTATGGAGGCAAGCTACCAAAACAAGGAACTCCTAAGCTCATTTGTAGAGCCATGTTAGTTAAACTCCAATTGGAACCGGAGATATTACTAACCTGACTTTCAATAACAATATCATTGTCTGTTTGTGGAATTAGGTCTGCTAAAGTCTTTGTTGTTTTGATCAACCCAATCGCTGGAGAAGAAGGTTGTAGATATGTTCCTGCTAAAGAACCGCTTGCAAACGAATATATCTGTGAGAAACCTAAGATATCCCTTACCGTATCAACGTATGTAGTTTCTGATGCATCATATTGATCTTTTGATAGCGGTATTGAAGTTGGGATATTAGTATTTATTATTTTTCCGGCTTCGCTAGCGTCTCCATATTCTTTGGCATATATACCTTTTGAATATTCAATATTCTGATTTCTTCTTTGATTAAGCAAAAAGAAAGTATTGATAGAGCCGGTAATATTACTAGTCACATTAGACAGGTTAACTGAACCAACTTCCCACGAACAACTACCTATGGTTATAATTGCCTTTTCTAATAAAAAAGGTTCCGTTATATAATGTGACATAGCTATAGCTTGTGACCCTGTTGCATGATATTTTGGATGATATGGAAATCCAAAATCGCTACCACAATATCCTATATTATGAAGGGCTGCAATTGGCTGCACATTTTCGGTAAAAAGAAATCCGTTAAAAAATCCGATTGGGATATATTCAATTGCATTTCTCAAAGTGGATGTGTTAAAATTTAAACCAACTCCTATAGGCTCCCAAATCTTTCTATCAAAATTATAATAAGCCATTGGAGAGCTGTAAGAATTCTCAAAAGCACTTGGTGAAGAACTAAATTTTCCTTTTACTGGACCTATTGAAGATGCAGAAACAACTGGCATAGGTATTTCAATCTTATTCTTGCTCCAAAGTGGAGAACTAAATCCTTCCCCAACGTCTGAAATGGAACTGCCGGTTGTAAAGAATGGATTTGCAACAGAAGCTCCTTTGGCATCTGCGGCGTATTGTAGTTGATCATGGAAAGGTTGCATCTCTTGACCTGGAGAGAAATGAACCCACTCCTGATTGTCTCCGATGCCTTTAACAATAGAGCCGGTGACCAACATACCATCTCTATTGAAGGTGGTCATATATTCTCCAGCATCTACTGGATAAGGGTCATTATCAAGGTCTATAGAGGTACCTGCTATTACACGACGCTTCTTATTCCATGGAACTTGAGAACAGTATATTTCTTTTAATTCATCAGAATTTAACTCTCTATTGAAAAACGAAATTTCGCCAATAGAACCGGTTACTGATGAATTTTTTGCAAACGAATAACCAGAAGAAATTCCATATTGTATCGCAGTATCTGTATCGTATGAGTCAAATCCGGCACCAAAAGAGCCAAAAGACGAGACAGCTACTCTCTCCCCATTAATGTAAACTTTTATTGAATTTGATGTAGCCGGAGCTCCAGAAGTTTTTCCATCAAAACTAAAAGCAAAATGAAACCAAGTGTTGACCAAATTTGGAACTGCAACTGTATTCAATGTCATTCTGTTAGCCGTGCTGCCACTCAAGAATGAAATAGAGAAATCTAGTGCGTTAGGAGTGACATTCTCAGTAGCAGAAGCTATATAGTCTACATTACTGACATTCCATGGACTTTTTCTACATGGCCCGGCAATCAAATATATGCCATTTAATATATTGCTAACATCATGGTTGTAATAAAACCAACCTGCAAAAGTAAAGCTTTCATAAACTATTTTTCCAGGAGTTGGAACTATTACATCTGCAAACTCAAACAGACTTTTATCTGTGTCCATATTTTGAGCCAACAATGGAGTGACACTCGTAACAGTAGAAACAGGATCGTATATAATTCCATATGGACTAAAGCTTGGTTTAAAATCGTATGATTTATTTGGTTGTATATATGGAAATTCAAAATTTGCAGTTATTCCTTGGATTGGAGTTGCTTTATCAATATCTACATTATAAGCTTTGCCATTATGTGGAAAAGATTGACTAACGCCAATAAATTTAAAAGCGGTTGAAGGATCGTCAGCCAAATTAAAATCCAAATATGGATATGTTCCCTCTCTAAGAGAACCGGATATTTCTGCTTCAAAAGTAATTCCACCTGCTGCTGAACCGGTTGGACCCAATCTTTGCATGGTCCAATAACCAATCATATTATCTTGCCATGACGTTCCATTGGATCGTGAACCAAAAACTACAGTCTGAACATCATTATAATTGATATTGTAATTTCCAGTTCTGCCATCTAATGAAAATCTTACATTTGTAGGATAAGACCCAGACAAAGCATCTCGTCCACGTAGTTGTAGTTTTGGAGGAACTACTCTTATTCTGGTTCTTTTCTCTTGTCTACTCATGAACCTCTGCTCCATCCAGCATACGTAACGCTATCAGTTCCATATCTTCCTTGTTCTGGACCATATACAGTATAACCTGCTGTTGCTGATTTTTGAGTATATGTTTGTCTTATGTCCTCGTCTAAATTGATGTCTAATAATTCAAGACGACTTAAGAAAGTTTGATTAGATATCGTATTAGTATTAATGTTTAGTTGCTTAACTATTTCTTCATTTTCTGTATCGTCAAATGGATCTCCCAATCTTTGAACGAAATTTACATAACCTTCTATTATAATATTATCCTGTATTGGTCCATCGCCAATATATTCCTGTCCACCATCAAGAAACGGTGATGATGTTAATGGTGCTTCGTAAGAAACAAACTGTAATATGCGATTATTAGATTGAACAGCATCAGAAGTTGGATTTCCGTCTTCAAGATTTCCTTTAGGACGATGAGCTGGAAAGGCACCTTCAATATATGATGTTTCCGCTCTGAATGGAATCGTAAGAGGTTCCATAATGGCTTCTTGTCCCTGTTGTGGACCATCATTGAAATATATTGGATAAGGATAATCGTTATTGCTTGTTATATATTGAATAGGATTGAAAGGAATAGTATTGTCATAGTATTCCGTAGTGTTTTCATATTCTGTCCATGTTCGAGCTTCGCCATATGGAATAAACTCTTGTGGTCGATGGAGTAGATTTCCTGCCCAAAGCTTTGGCTGAGTAGACCCATATACGTGAACAGGACGCCTCATTTCAACGCCTTGTCTTAGCTTATCAAAAGCAGACGTATCCATTCCAGAACCTGACTGTGTATATATGGCTATAACATCTTCAGGCATTGAACCAATGCGAAGCTGGGCTGGAGAAAATAAAGTGGAATCGTCATACGGGACAAACTCGGTTCCACTCAATCCTTGGGTTTCATTAAAAGACATATGTCACCTGATTATAGTATAGATATATTGCAGTTCAATTTTTAATATTTAGCAAAAGTCGCTAAAAACATTTGTAGCAATATTCTATCTCTAAGCCCAGTTCTATTACTATCTCCAAGATATAGCTCGCTAAATAGATACTCAAACTTGGGGCGTTCAAGCATATGACTTTCAATAACAAAGTTTGTTCCAAAGAATTTCGTCTTTTTAGGAATTAGTTGAGAAACAAATGTTCCAATGTTGGTATCGAACCATTTATAGAATTCAAAGAATTGTTTAAGGTTAACCTTGTCTGTTAAACGATTAAAATAAACGTTTCTTAAGTTTTCAAGTCCAGGATAATCTGGAGAGAAAACCAACTCCGGAGCACCAAGAATGTTGTCAAGTTCATCGAGGGTAGCAAATATATTTACTATGTCTTGATTGAGGGCTTCAACTACGCTAAAGTCTATTGTGAACTTGGTGCTATCTGTAGGCTGTTCATTTCTTGGTATTTCATATACCGGAGCTACTTGTGCCCATGGAGTAGATTGAACATTCTCATATTGTTCGAATGAACGAATGCGAACTTTATTTGTAGTGCTGGCTTCATCAAACTTTGGAGAAATAAAACTATAATAGTATCTTTCTGGATCTATTATTTGACGATTATTTGGGAATAGTGTTCCTGATAAATGTAAGTTGTTTTGTGAGAAATCAAATATGGTTATAGCCCCGGAGCCATTTGATGCAGTTACTATTTGATCCGTATTTGCATCAATCCGTAAACGTTCCCATGAACTGCTCTTATTGGTTATAAAGTTAAAATTGGTAAGAGGATCTTGAACGCCAATAGACTTAAAGTTTCTAACGTGTTCCGGATATTCTTCTTCGCTGATATTTTTGCTCCAAAATCTTATTTGGGATACATCGCCTGTAAATATAGTCTCTCTTGCTATTGATGGAGCAACCATCGGATCATTCAAGAAACTGCCTATTCCAGTATTGATAGAACTTGATCCTATCATAAAATAAGAACCACTTGCATTTGTAGCCGCTGCACGAGAGTTCCACACGTTAATGCCGCCACCTTGAGCATCATTAAACCATGAACTGGTCACATAATTTTCAAATATTTCACCATATATGTTTTTAGCAACTCTCAAGAAATAAGAACTGGATACAACAGAATTTAAACCGTCGTCATTTCTTTGTTTTCCAATGGAAATATACCATTTATCTCCATCAAATAGATTTACTCCAGACATATAAAGTCTTAGATACGGAGCTGATGCATTGTCATTTGGACGAACAAAAAGAGTGAGAGAACTGGTAGTCGTGGATGCGAAGCTTATGCTGCCGGAATAGGCTATTAGATTTGCTATTAATCCACCGTTTGGATTTAAACTACTGCCGGTAGTCGCAAATCTTACCAAGCTTTGGTTTCGTTGATAAATTAGATTGTTTGGAAACTTATATGTGGCTTCATATGTCCACGATCCGGACGTGAAAAGTCCGTCGCTAATGCTGCCAGCGACTTCTGGATATCCCGGTTCTGTTCGGCTTCCAGAAAGATATGGGCTCGTGACAAGCCCACCAGAAACAAAATTTAAAACCGATGCTATTTCATGACGATTGTCTCTTACGAAACCAAGATTTTGTTTTGTAGGACCACCATATTCTCTTATACGGAAATTTTGATCTGGATCGATGCCGGTTGCTCTAATGAAAGTTTTTACAGCATGAACCGTGCCTTTTGATGTAACAATCTCTCTTAAATTTATTAATATTCTACGCCATATTTGATTTTGAATATATTGCAAAGAATACTGATTGACGCCGGGCGTGTCTTGTATGTTTTGAGCATTTATAAACTGAGCAACGCTGGCACCTGTAAACATTGGAGGAAGCTCAATACCTTGATTTCTTGCCAATTGTTGCAAAAACTGATCCGGCACGGTATCAATATTGTTGTAATCTACAAATTGATTATCTGCGAACGATTGAGTATAAAGTTTTATTTCATCAAAGAATTTTGCCCACGTATACAAGAACAAAAGAAATACCTGTGTGTCTCCAAGCTTTGTTGAACGTGGATCAGTTCCGGAAGTTAAAGAGTCTACAATCTCTCCTTCTTCAGTCTCTAATGCATTTTCAACTTGTCCTTCTAAAAAGTAATGTCTTGGTATTAATTTGGTTATGATGTTTGGATTTTCATTGTCATATATACTGGCACTTGTATATAGTGAAGTTCTGTAGTTGTAGACATCTATTTGATTACCAAACATTATTGGACATAGTTCTAGTTGTTCATATGTTACCGGCGATGGACCAGCTATGGAAGATGTTGGTATTTGCCTTACATATGAACTGCGATCACCGCTTAAGTTGCCATGCAAACTGTTTGAAGATGCATCAATAACAATTGGAGCATTGCTGCCAGAGGGCTCGTTGAATTTATAGTATAGCTTTAAATTTAAATCCGCAAACACAGATTTTTTATAATTGTTGTATATCTCTTCTTTGGATCGAACAGAATGCCATATTCTTAAATCATCTAAGGCACCCGATAAAGTATTTGTTGGAATAAAGCCAACCGTAGTCAAGGCACTACCAGAACCAATATATAGATTATTTGCAGTATCTATAGTCTCAAATTCAACGGCCATAGAGCTTGAAGAATAGTATTCTCCATTCAAATATGCGGACAATCCATTATATCCTGGAGTTCTGTCCCAAACCCAAGCTATATGACTCCATTGTCCTTTTGGGAATGAAACACTTAGCTGTTCATATGCGGAACCAGAAGAGATATAAAAACTATTAGTTGCAGTTGTAGTTGATATTGTTGAGTTTAATCCGGATAAAAATCCAAATGAACCGCTATGTTTATCTAATACTACCTGATTACTGTTGACCTGTGTTGGAACATATAGCCAATACTCAATAGTCATAGGATTGAGTTTTGGATTGATTATATTTTTGCCATCAGTATTTTTAGATAGAGATGCATATGCTGCTCCAGCTTGATCAACTACTGTAACATATGTGCCATAAGCTATAGAAGAAGGAGCTACCGTACCAGAAAAAAACAAATATCCTTTATTTTTTGGATAGTTGTCATATATGTATTTTTCATGGCCAGTTAAACGATCAATATATATTTCAGTCTCTTTTTGAGTTCCATCAAATGGAAACCCGTTTTGTATCTTGTCAAAAGCAACGTTGACTTTTACTTGAGCTGAGTTAAAGAAAGTATGATTAGAAAAGTCTGACCAATCAACGTTAAGTTGTTGAGTTGAGCGTAATCCGGTGTCGGGGCTATTGTAACGAAATGAAGATGTATTGTCAATACTGGTATCTGCTATTACTTTAGATTCGTATAAATTAAAGCTAACACTTTCATGAGCTTGATCTTGAACGCTTCTTACCACTATTGGTCTAAATAATGCAGGAGCATTCCTTTGTAAGTTTCTTGTATTGTTGATAGGCATTATGGCATTACCTTAAATCTAAATCCAGAATTGCTGATCAAATAATCTTTGCCACCATAAGTAATCATCAATTCGAATTCGTAAACTTCGCCTTGTGCAAAGTCTTGCATCCATATGTCAAAATACATTCCTTGACTGTCATATGAACAAAGAGTAGCCTGATTATCAAATGGTATTACTACCTTACGGGAATAAGCGTTTATCAATCTCCATTTTAGATTATCAAGTATAACGCTCTTTGGTTGAAGTGGCAATCTGCTGGCAGATTGCTCTGTATTGTAATCTAATGCGAAGATACGCAATCTTGCCTGCTCAGAGCTCTTATACTGCTGCTTAAGATTGGTTATGTTGACTACCCAGTTCTCTTCCTCAACGTTGCTTGCAGAGCCTTGTGGGAGCTTGTAGAGGGTCTTGCCAGAAGCATATGTAACTGTTCCGTCTAAGCTAGTCCATGCATAACGGAACTCTTGAGAAGTAGACCCAGTTAGAAATCCACTAAGCACAGCATTCTCTAATGTGTTAAAGTTAACATCGGCGTAATATATACCAGTTTGTGGAACGCTACCAATTAAGAATTGGCTACCGGTAAAACTCTGAGTTATAGCATAAAGACTTCGAGTTAAGTGATTAATGCTGGCGCTATGTGATAAGGAGAAACTGGAAGTTGTGTATGTGATGTATTTGCCCCCATAAAGATTTAATAGAAGGCTATTAGTCCCAGAAATCTCTGTGCTACCAGAGAAGAAATTTTGATAACCACCGTTAACACGATTGTAAGCAAATAAGCTTTGAGAAACGTTGAATAGTGTCTCTCCTAAGTCATCCCGTATTTGGTCATTATACTTGATTATTAGTTGTGGATTAAGGTCCGGATTTTTAGCTTGACGTGAACCAAATCTTTTTACGAAACGTGTAACATTATCTTGTTCTTGAGCATCAACAAATGAAAGTCTCCAACCGTGATTTGGCATCTGACCTGCTATAGCCGCACTAACAAGAGTTGTAACGTCCATCAGAAGATTTTCATCACCACGAGCAAACTGTGTTGTGACAGTTAAATCTTGTAATCCAGCACCGAGATTACCAGAAACTATTATATCAATATTAGGATCGCCAAGAGAGCCACTCTCTGCTGCTCCGGATAGGAACCAAACGTTTGGAGTGCCGGTAACGACGGAAGCAGTAAGGAAGTTCGCCGTATCTAAATCACGGAATGCAACAACGTCTTGACCCCTACCTTCATCCCAGCTTTTAGAAAGCGGTATAAGCCTTATAGAGAAGTTTGAAGGGGTAGTCTGACCACCATATACATCCTTAAGATTTAGAAACGCTTTGAAGCTTGGATCAGCAATATTAAGAAATGAAGCAGTTATTTGTTGAAGAGGCTCATAATCAAACTGAAGAAGAAACCGACTTAACTCAATAACTCCAGAAACCATAGTAGAAACATTAGTTTCATCATAAAGCTTAAACAAATCAAGTGTCCCAGCTTGTCCAACGTTTGAGGTTACAGATGGAGAACCTGCGATTATCTTATTTGTGATATATGTGTCTTTGCTTGCTGATAATAATCTATACATAATATATCACCTGTCAAACGGCTGTGCCAACGATATCGTAATCTGCATACTTTAATTCAAACATCGAACCAGGAGGACCAAATATAATCCCACGGCTGGTGTTTGCTTTAATATCAAATTGTTGATCTGAATATAATCTACCATCAAGAACGTTATATACGTTACCAACTTCCAAATTTGTAACAGAAGCAACTCCTTCAGTATTGAATATAATGTTTTGTATATCGTTCATTACAATTGGTTGATCAATCTCGAAGTTTTTGATATTAAAGTAATCTTTTAATTTATTGAGAGTGTTTCTAAGAACCAACTCTCTATTTTGAGTTGGATCAATGACGGCTGTAAATTTAACTGTAACGTTAATTACTCTGGCATCTAATATATCGATAGCATCAGAGATAAGACGATATTGGTTTAAATAAGTTGCTAAGTTCTTCTTGAGAGTATCTGGAGCAACTATTAATTGATTGTCTTGATTTCTACAGATAATGAAAAGCTGAGAAGATAGAGGGTTATTTGGATTTGGCTCTATTGCAGCTCTAAATACACGTCCAAAGTTAGATGGTAAAGTATATACACGTGCCAACAAGTCTTGTTTTGAAACGATACGGTTCTGCATTCCTTGAAATGCAGGAATTTTGTTCTTCAGCTCGTTCGTAGTAGGAGGATCTTCGCCACCCGAGGCTGGCTCAAGATTGGTAACGTCGATAGAATTTCTAACGAAAGAAGAAACAGTTGGATTTGGATTTTGTGGAAAGAATATATTCAAAGAACTGATGGCGTTAATAGTTTCTGCATCAATGTTATGTTCAAGACCACCACCATAACGATACGTAACAGTTAGTGTAGTGTTTTCAGAAATAACTCCAAATGTTGTTGTTTGTAATAAATTGCCTGGATTTAAATTAAATCTTGCAAATGTTTTCTTGCCATATAATGGCAATGAATATTCACTTGGGTCAGGAACAATGTCGTCGTTAATTGTGCTGGCTGAACCACCACCAAATACTAATTGGGTTGTTCTAGTTTGTAAAGCTGTGTTTTTTATAAAACGATATGGTGCCGGAATTGGAACTATATTTTCTGGAACCAACTTATTGTCATAGCTGAAATTGCTGACACGCTTATAAATCGTATCTTGAGTTAAAGATTCGACCTCATAATATTCATTACCAAGAGCATCAGTAACTTTTATGATCTCAGTAACGTTTGGATTTGTTAAAGAAATATTTCTATATGGAATGAAAGTGCCGAGGGAAAAATTTTCAACAGCTCTTTTTCCAGAAATGCATATACCACTAAGACTTAAAATATAGTTTTGTGGAATATTGTTCGCATTAACAGTTCCTATTGCAACGGATGCTGCCAATGAATTGTCGGCACGACGAGAAGAAAAATCAAGATTTTCTGTTAATTCAAAATCAATGCCGCTAGTTGATCTTACTATAGTGCCTTCTTTTATTATTGGCAATGCTGTAACATCTGGATTTCCAGTATTTGTTCCATCAGTAGGAACTCTTATATAAAATACAACACTAACAACAGCCGGGGCAGCGCCAACGATTGGAACTCCTGCCTTTCTCAAATGCCTTTCTATATTATTTGGTTCAACAGAAGACTCTGGAAAGCTTTCATGAAATTGATGGTCGAGGTAATAGCTTTGAACATCGCCTACGTAGGCGGCCATATCAAGCAACAAGCCGCCGAGGCTTGCTTCAGAAAAGTCTCTAATGTTATTTGGAAAATAACTTCTGGCATAATCCAATAAATCATTACGTAATGCATCGAAATCTTTATTAAGATATCGGCGTTGTCTTACTTGCTTTAAAGCATTTTTTTTATTATCGTCGGCCATATTAATATCACGTTATAAATAAACTTATTTCCAATAATTGTTCTGGGAAAGTGGATATTTTGTATGCAATTATCACATAAACAATTCCAGTATATACGTTTTGTGTTCTTTCAATCTTGGATTCATAACCCAATAGATTGACAAATGGCATATATTTCCCAACTGTCGTCTTAATCCTACTCATTGCTTCTTGATCAAAATTGTCTTTATTGCTAAAATCTGTTAAAAGAGGACGAAGATTAGCTCCGAAATCATACATGGCTAATCTTTCTCCATGATTTGTTAGTATAATATTTCTTAAGTTATCACTCATCTGTTCAAGAAGGGTATAGTTCATCTTGAATATAGATACAGAGTTTCCTTCATCCAGTTCTAATGGAGTTTTTATTCCATATGGAGTTGGTGCAACAGTTGTAGCTATTCTATTAGCTATTGAATTCTGTATGCCAACATCTTTGAATGATAATCTTGCCATATGAGATTAAATATATGCCTTCACGGAATACCAGGTATATATGGGGCTATTCCTGGAGCGGTTACAACAACAACCCCAGTTCCTGCTCCGGTAAATGCTCCAGGAGTTACCAAAAACGTTTTTAAGACTGTTAACTCTTGAGTAACGTATGCGGCTACTGCCTCAGAAATAGCAGTTGATATGGTTTCAATTTGAGCATTAGCTGCTCCGGTATTACCTTCAGCTTTACCTAGCTCAGATTGCAATATTGCCTTAATTGTATTTTTCATTGCTGCTTTTGACATAATCATTCTCCATATATCTTTGTGGATTTAACAGTATTGTTATACGTATTCTTAATTTTATCATCAGCTTCTGTTATGGTTTGATCCAAATTTGAAAACTGAACTTGTTCTCTCAATGCGGTATTTGCTAATGCATATAATGAAGGTATATTCGAATATGGAACGGCGATTGCCGTTTGAAATGCAGTTTCCAATGTTTCTTCTAAGTTTTTTATATGATCTCTTAAAGAGTTAATTTGATCTTGTAAAGTTTCTATGGTTTTTTTATATACAGAGTATCTGACATATGGCTGAGATAAGTCGCCGCTTCTACCAAGATAGATCTCATTCGCTTCAACTTGGATTTTCCCTTCTTTATTCAAATATATATAGGCTAAATTGCCATCTGGAACTGATGGTGCAGTATCTGGATTAGAAGATATGCTATTGGTATTGTTTTTGCCTTCACGAATGATTAAAACAGTCCCAGCAATATTTGTGCTATCAGCGGTCTGAGGTTCTCTTCTGGCAATCATACGTATATGATCTGCCTTATTAACAACATAACTTCTGCCTAAAGTTCCATTCTCTACAGGCTGTTCGTTGGCTATACATTCTGGAGGATATACTATTCCAAATTCTCCATTATAAATTAGACCGTAATTTTCATCAACTTTGCTTTGCTGAACAACATAAACTCGTGCGGCATCAAACATTGGATTTGGATTGCCTTCATTTATATTTGCTATTTCTTCTCTTCTGTTTCTAAAAGGATTTTTATCTGTCTCTTGATATCCACGAATGTTTTCAATTACTAGCGGTGCATTAGATGAAGGACCAGCAGGATTACTAGTATTAAACGTTTTTGGATTTACACCGGGATTTTGTAAGTATCTTCCTCTGCCTGCTACGATATCAATTGCACCTGCTTGTCTAGGAGCTCCACCCAACTTTATAATATCAACAGGGTTGTCGTTAATTGCTCCATCTATAGGGCCATTACGGTCTTCTCCAAGCATTATAAGTGCATTATTTGCACCTTGCAATACTAACTCTTGTGGGCGTTTCTTCCATCTTGGAACCGGCTCAGGCGTAATAAATGCACTCGCTCGGGCTTCATTGAAAATCGTATCGTAAGGATTTTCTATAGCGTTTCTTTCGTTTATTGGCAAGGTTGTTGTGTCAATAGTGTTGCCGCCGTTTTGAAACGTTTCTTGTCCATTAGCGGCGTTTCTATTGAGTTGTTCGCTTGTGGTATAAGTTCCTTCATTAATAGTCGAATCAAATCTTCTGTCATCATGTGTGTAATTTGGGTCTTCAAAAGTTCCATATCCAGCTACTCTGGACATCCAGTAGCCAATCTTAGTTCCCGTTCCAATCATATCCTCATATATGACATATACCTGTTCTCCTGGCATAACAGGCAACATAAAGTGAGAGGAATAAAATGGGAATAAAATAGTGTTGGAATTAGAACCATTCCCTTCATTAGCAGATACTATCTTGGCGATAACGCAATTTACAGATAAAACATCTAACAATTCAGCATTGTTAACTAATTGAGTTAATGCTTGTTTGTATTCTTCTGTAACAAGGGATAAATCAGTTATAACATCAACAACAACTGCCCTTTGTAATGTGGGAGTTTGTGTGGTTGTCAAAACTTGCGTCATTAATGACGTACCGGTGCCAACTCCACCAGTTAAGCTACGTACTATATTTGTTCCAGCTCTAGGCATATCCTATAGATATAACCTAAAACAGTTTTTAAAATATGACTTCTTTATTATCGACCATATTTGGCTATTCCAAGCAATTGATTAACTGGAGCAAATGCCCCGGTTAACTTAT